CATTTTCACGTAATAATGACAATTCACGATCACGCACCTGCTTGGCCTGCAACATCGTCTGGTTGTGCCGCATATTCTCAATGGCAGTAAGCTGCCGACCAATATCCTGCCTCCATGACACTTCCATGCCTTCGCGCCAGTCACCAAACTTGCCGGCTGAAATCTCACCTGCGAATGCCACATACCATGCAGACTTTTTCCGCCCAAACCGGTGAAAATTGCCATCAATGACAATATGGTCAGGCGGCTCTAGTCCAGCATCAGCGATTGCTTTGGATAATTGCAAGGCAGGCGGCAGCGCATGAATTACCTGCGCGGTAAATACACCGCCTAGAATTTCAGTTAGGTTGCCCATATTCAATCCCCAAATAATCAGCCAATACTTTCACAGTCAGAGGACGGATGCGCGAGTTCTGAATTTTCATAAAGCGGTAAATCGTGAAAGCACTCAATCCTGTGCGTTGAGCTACTACCTGGGCATTCCGGTCTGCAAGTGCAGCCCTGATTTTATCTATGGTGTCATCCATAGCACTCTCCTATTTTGTTGGTTGGTGCGGCACTATAACACAAAAAGCAAAAAATACTGTTGACAAGCTAAAAAAAAATAAGATATGATTCGCCCATACCGCAACTTGCATGGTGCAGACAGCGGGAAAAACGAAAGGATGCCAAACATGGCTATCAATTTGAGAAGCACAAGAGGACTACACGCCAATGGTGTTAAAGTCTTGGTTTACGGGCAAGCTGGCGCAGGCAAAACGTCATTGATTCCGACTTTGCCGAATCCTGTTGTATTGTCCGCCGAGGGAGGGTTGTTGTCCATATCCAGCGCAGATATTCCATTTATTGAGATCGGCTCTATGGATGCACTGCTCGAGGCATATTCATGGCTGACCGGATCCGATGAAGCAAAAGCATTCCAGTCGGTTGCTTTGGATTCAATCAGCGAGATTGCCGAGGTTGTGCTGCATGCTGAAAAGAAAGTCAGCAAAGACCCACGGCAAGCCTATGGAGCCATGCAGGAACAAATGACTGACCTGATTCGCGCATTCCGTGACCTGCCTGGCCGCCATGTTTACATGACCGCCAAAATGGAAAAGATGCAGGATGAGACAGGTAAGATTATGTATAGCCCTTCCATGCCAGGAAACAAAACCGGTCAGGCGTTGCCCTATTTCTTCGATGAGGTGCTGGCCTTGCGATTGGAACGAGATGCCGAAGGTAATGCCATGCGTGCGCTTATGTGTGCGTCTGACGGTATCTGGCAGGCAAAAGATCGGTCAGGAAAGCTGGAAGCATGGGAATCGCCAGACTTGGGCGAGATTATCAAAAAGATTGGCGGTGAATAATGGATGCTCAATCATTAAGCATTGATTGGATTGCCGCCAAGCAAGCCGAAGAAGAAGCGATTGCATACCGCCGAGAGATTGAAGATTTATTGGCAAAGGAATTGGTGCTAAATCCAGCATCCGAAGGAACAGCCAATTTTGAAGCAGGCGAATATGCAATCAAAGTCACTTCCCGTATGAATCGCAAGGTAGATTCTGACAAATTGCAAGAAATTGCAGCCGAGGCTGGATTGTCAGACCATCTTTCTACGCTGTTCCGCTGGAAGCCTGAAATCAATATGACTAAATGGAAGTCCTCAAGCAACAACATCACAGACGTTTTGAGTGCGGCAATTACAACCACACCTGGCCGCCCGTCATTTTCAATTACCAAAAAGGAGCAATAATCATGGCAGCACTTGACCACACCTACTCGGCAGCAGACCTGCCACAATCCGAAAACAACTTTGACCCATTGCCGCCAGGTTGGTATCAGGGCGGCATCAAAAGTGCTGAACTGAAAACAACTAAAGATGGCAGCGGGAAATATATCGCCGTTCGTTACGATATTACTGGCCCGACACATTCAGGTCGTGTTGTATTCGGAAATATCAACATTCGTAACAAGTCCGAGAAAGCCGAAGAAATCGGGCGGCAGCAACTTGGTGACTTGATTCGCGCCATCGGATTGCCGACCATTTCAGACACAGATCAACTGATCGGCGGGAATGTCAGTATCAAGCTGGCAATCCGTGAGCAGGAAGGTTATGAGCCGACCAATGAAATCAAGGCATACAAAGCAACGGATGGCAGCAAAGCACCGGCAATCAGCGCACCACAGGCTGCACCGGCAAGCAATGGCAAGGCAGCACCGCCGTGGGCTAAAAAGTAATCAATAAGGAATGGGGCAGGCAACTGCCCCATAATTGACATGACAAAACTACAATTAGATACCATTCAATCACGCATTGATGCGTTGTATGAATCCAAACCTGAATCACCACGCGCACACCTCGGATGCTCATTGTTAGGCCATCATTGTGACCGATGGCTATGGCTTTCATTCCGGTGGGCGGTTCTTGAGAAGTTTCCAGGCAGAATCTTGCGACTGTTCAAGCGCGGACAGATGGAGGAATCAACGATTACGGCAAACCTTCGGGCAATCGGGATTGATGTTCGGGATGCACAGCAGCGCGTAAACTTTGGCAAGTTTGTCAGCGGTTCGCTTGATGGGATTGCCAAGTCAGGCGTGCCAGAAGCACCACACAAAGCGCACATTGTCGAATATAAAACGCATAGTCTGAAATCGTTTAATGAACTTGAAAAAGAAGGTGTGGAGAAATCCAAGCCGATGCACTGGGCGCAGATGCAACTTTATATGGCAGGCACAGAAATAGATCGTGCGCTTTATGTCGCAGTCTGCAAGGACGATGACCGAATATATACAGAGCGCGTCAGGTTTGATAAGGAAGCCGCCAACAACCTGATAGCCCGTGGCCATCGAATTACCATGTCAGAGCGAATGCCAGAGCCTTGCAGCACCGATTCTACATGGTATCAATGCCGATTTTGTCCGGCGCACGATATGTGTTATGGCAGCAAAACAACTAAGCAAGTTAATTGCCGCACTTGTGCGCTTTCCACGCCGTGTGAAAATTCTACGTTCACCTGCGCCAGATATGACAATTCCGAAATACCGACTGATGCACAAGTAAACGGATGCGAGTGCCATGTATTGCATCCAGACCTTGTGCCGTGGCAACGGCACGATAGCCCGTCAGACTGGATTGCCATGTATAAGATTAATGGCAATCTGGTGCAAAATGGCGAGCCAGATGCCAACGTTTACGCCAGCAAGGAGATTCTGGCCAACCCCAAGATGTGCAGCCTGGGCGACGAGTATGTCGAGGATCTGCGCGCAACTTTTGACGCGAGGATTGTGGGATGAGAAAGCTGCGTGTTTTGGTGGCCTGCGAATATTCTGGCCGTGTTCGTGACGCATTCATCGGGGGGGGGGCAGAAGCTATGAGTTGTGATTTGCTTCCAACAGACGCGCCGGGGCCGCATTACCAAGGCGACGTTTTTGATGTCATCGACTACCCGTGGGATTTGATGATTGCCCACCCCCCATGCACCGATCTTGCCGTGTCTGGGGCAAGGCACTTTGAATCAAAAAAAATGATTGGCCGCCAACAGGCAAGCGCATCTTTTTTCATGGCGCTGCACAGGCGCGCAGAGCACATCCCAATGATTGCCATCGAAAACCCTGTCTGCATCATGTCTAGGCTGTGGCGTAAGCCTGACCAGATCATTCAGCCGTGGATGTTTGGGCATGGCGAGACAAAGGCAACTTGTCTGTGGATGAAGGGTTTACCGCATCTCAGGCCAACAAACGTGGTGGAAGGCCGCGAGCATCGCATTCATCTGATGCCGCCAAGTGAAGATCGCTGGAAACTTCGCAGCGAGACATATGAAGGAATCGCCAAAGCAATGGCAGACCAATGGGGTAAGCTGCCATGTTAAGACCCTATCAATCCCGCGCCATTACCATGCTTTATGATTGGCTATCAAATAACAGCGGGAATCCTTGCCTGGTGCTGCCGACCGGTAGCGGGAAAAGTCATATTGTGGCTGCACTTTGCAAGGATGCCGTTCAAAGCTGGCCTGAAACGCGCATTTTAATGCTCACACACCAAAAAGAATTGATCGAGCAGAATGCCGAGAAGATGCGCTTGCACTGGCGCAATGCCCCGTTTGGTATTTATTCAGCAAGCATAGGCAGTCGTCAGCTGGGTAAAAATATTACATTCGCTGGCATTCAGTCTGTGCGTAAAAAAGCGCGGTTGATTGGGCATATTGATTTGGTCATTATTGACGAAGCGCACACAGTTAGCCACCGTGACGAAGGCGGGTATCGGACATTGCTGAATGATTTAGTTGCTATCAATCCGGCGATGCGCGTAATTGGATTGACTGCTACGCCATACCGTCTAGGACATGGATTGATTACTGACAAGCCTGCTATATTTGATGCACTGATTGAGCCGGTCACGATTGCTGAATTGATTGTCAGCAAGCACCTTGCGCCATTGCGATCAAAAATTACTCGGTCAAAGCTGGATACCAGCGGAGTGCATAAGCGCGGTGGAGAGTATATCGAGAGCGAATTGCAGGCTGCTGTGGACAATGACCAAAGCAATCAGGCCATTGTTGATGAGGTGATTGCGCTGGCAGGCGACCGGCAAAGCTGGCTGTTTTTTTGCGCGGGCGTTCAGCACGCACAGCATATTTGCGAGGCATTGTTATCCCGGGGCATTGTTTCGGAATGCGTTACCGGAGATACGCCAAAAAAAGAGCGCGAGCGGATCCTGCACGATTATAAATCTGGCAAGATTCGGGCATTGACCAATGCCAATGTGCTGACAACCGGATTTGATGCGCCAAACATTGATCTGATTGCCATGCTACGACCGACATTATCACCTGGACTATATGTGCAGATGGCAGGCCGTGGAATGCGCTTAAAAGACCATGCAGATCATTGTCTTGTGTTGGATTTTGCCGGATGCGTTCAAACGCATGGCCCGATCACCAATGTTCAACCACCGGACAAAGCAGGCAAAGGCGAAGGCGATGCGCCGATCAAAGTTTGCAATCATTGCCATGAAATCTGCCATGCGTCTGTGCGCGAATGTCCGAATTGTGGCGAGCCATTTCCAGAACCTGAAAAGAAAAAATTAAAGCTACGAAACGATGACATTATGGGATTGGAAGCCGCAGAAATGTCATGCACCGGTTGGAAATGGAGCCGACACATATCCGCGCAGTCTGGAAAAGAAATGGTTAAGGTGACGTATTACGGCGATTTAAGTGACACGCCAGTTAAAGAGTATTTGTGCATCCTGCACGAAGGGTATGCGGGCCAAAAAGCATTGCGGACGCTGGCGGGTATTGCACAGCAATCGGGTGCGACTATTCCAGCACAAAATGACCTGGATGCTTTGTGCGAAGAAATGAACGAAGCGCAGCCACCGGCATTACTTAAATATCGAAAATCTGGGAAATTTTTTGAAGTGGAAAGCAGGCAATGGAACTAACCGAAGAACAAGAACAAATTTTATTTGTGCAATGGATGCGCCGACAACATCCAAATGACCGTGTATTTGCCATCCCTAACGGCGGAGCCAGGCATCCAGCCGTGGCTGCAAAACTGAAGGCAGGCGGTGTTGTGCGTGGCGTTCCTGATCTATTTATCCCGTCCATGTGGTTGTTTTTAGAGATGAAACGCGCGTCTGGTGGCAGCGTGAGCAGATTTCAGAAAGACTGGATTCAGTATTTATCTGGATGCGGGTATCGCGCAGAAGTTGCACACGGGTTTGAAGAAGCAAAAAAAATAGTTGAAAACTACAAAAAAACTTGCACAAAAAACAAAAACTAGATTATGATGCGGTTGTCATCAACGAAGAAGGAGAGCGAAATGAAATATCAGCAAAGCGACAAATCGGCTGTTATCTGGTCAACAGCTTGGGTTTTTGCATTGGGCAGAGGCGCATCGTCTGCGGCAGCTTGGCGATATGCTGAATTTGTTACTGCAAAGAGGTGTCCAGCATGAACCGCCACAGCCACAAACTTCCCCGCCGTGAAAAGCAGGAATCTGCACTTCTCGG